GGGGGGGTTGAAGTTCAGGCGCACCTGATCGGACTTGGTGGACTCCACGCCGGTGTGCTGGAGCTGCTCGATGAGGTACTCGTGGGACATCTGGGCGAAACGCTGACGCTCCTCGGTGTCGAGGTACACGTAGTCCACGTACAACTTCACGCTGTCGAAATCCTTCACATCGTTGCTGGTGTCGAGCTTTTTGCCGTCGCGGAACTTGATGTTGAGCTTCACCTCGTGGTACTGAAGGGCGATCAAGGGCAGCGCAAGGCCGGGGTTACGGCAGAAGAAGAACTGCAGGGGGATGAAAAGCTCACGAGACTCCAACTTGGAACTGGAGCTGTACGCGTCGCGGCGACCGATCATCTCCTTGAAACCGTGACGCTTCTCCTCGGGGAGGGTGAGCTCGGACCAGATCTCGAGCCACTCGCCGTAATGCTTGTCGATGCGCTGACCGCCGATCTCGAGCTCCACATACTCAATCAGGGCGTGGCCCACAGAGTTCACGTATTGATGGTCGCTACCAGTAGAGTACTCTTCCGGAAGAGTCACCTCGAGCCACATGTTGGTCACGAGATCGCCGTTGCGGCTGATGGTGCAGGTCACGCGGGAACCGGGCTTGGCGGTGCCGTTGAAGGACTGCTCGATGGACTCCATGGAGAAGTTGGTGTGGCGGCGGTACACCACCTTGAAGAAAGAGATCTGGGGCTCACCAGTCAGGTGAACGTCTTGCGCGCCGATGGCGACGAGTTGCATTAATCCTCCACCCATTGTGTATGTGAATGTGGTTCGTTGATTTGTATGTCATATACCACAGAAAAAAAATGGTGTATGTGACACGCAAATCACGTGCGTTTTTTTCTGATTTTTTACCAAGTGTTATTTATTTCACCCTCTATACTCGGGGTTTATGATGCGTTTCGTCTAAAGGTTGTTAAAAACCCAATGTTTTCCAGTCCTTTAGTTGGAGTACGCGAGGCCGCCCATACCAGAGGTGATGCGGAGGATGTTGTTGGACACGGCGTACACGAGCAATTCGCCGGCGGTGGTGTGATTACCGCTCATACCGGACAAGTTCAGGGTCACGTTGTCGAGACGGGAGAAGTTGCAGGTGCCGGAAGGCTGGTGGGCCTCGGGGTTCAGGGCGAAGGAGTAGCAGTAGATGTACTTGTTGGGCACGCGAGTGTGGTGCTGGAAGGGCTGCACCAGGCGGAAGTACGCCGCGTCGCGCTCAGTGAAACGGTCGTGGCCGTTGAGCTGCAACTTGGCAGTATCGAAACGGTCGTTAGTCGCGGTGGCGAACTCGTTAGTAGCCCCGTCTCCAGAAAATATTAAATCGCTATCCGGACCGAACTGAAGCACCTTGCCGCCATTGGGGCGGATGGCCCACACGAGCTCCTTCACGGGGTGGTTGAAGTTCAAGCGCACCTGGTCGGACTTGGTGGACTCCGCACCGGTATGCTGGAGCTGCTCAATGAGGTACTCATGAGACATCTGGGCGAAACGCTGACGCTCCTCGGTGTCGAGGTACACGTAGTCCACGTACAACTTCACACTGTCGAATTCGGGGAGACTACCAGTAGTCTTCAACTCCGAGCCTTCACGGAACTTGATGTTGAGCTTCACCTCGTGGTACTGAAGGGCGATCAAGGGCAGCGCAAGGCCGGGGTTGCGGCAGAAGAAGAACTGCAGGGGAATGTAGAGCTTCTGGTTTTGCATGGTGGTGACTGAACTGGAGTCGCGGCGACCGATCATCTCCTTGAAACCCTGGCGCTTCTCCTCGGGGAGGGTGAGCTCGGACCAGATCTCAAGCCACTCGCCGTAGTGCTTGTCGATGCGCTGGCCACCAATTTCGAGTTCCACGTACTCGATGAGAGCGTGACCCACAGAGTTTACGAAACCGGTCTTGGTACCCATGTCCACCTCGAGCCACATGTTGGTCACGAGATCGCCGTTGCGGCTGATGGTGCAGGTCACGCGGGAACCGGGCTTGGCGGTACCGTTGAAAGACTGCTCGATGGACTCCATGGAGAAGTTGGTGTGGCGGCGGTACACCACCTTGAAGAAAGAGATCTGGGGGTTCCCCGTCAGGTGAACGTCCTGAGCGCCGATGGCAACGAGCTGCATAAGTCCTCCTCCCATGTTGTGTTCGTTTGTTTATACTATATGCCATGAGAAAAAAATACCGACGTATGACGCGACGCACTGAAAAAAAACGTGTTTTGTCCTATAAACGTAGTGTTCGTTGACGAAACGAATTTAAATTTCATGCCACTTATAGTAGTTTTGTACGGTTATGAACTTGCAGTTGAAGAAATTCAATCCGGACACGATGCGGGACAATTCGATCGTGGTGTTTATCGCCAAACGCATGAGCGGGAAATCGACGTGCGTCAAGGACGTTATGTACCATAAGCGCAAAGCCCTTCCGGTCGGTGTCGTCATGTCGGGCACGGAAGAGGGGAACAGCTACTACCAGAGTTTCATTCCGGACCTATTCGTGTATAACGAATATCGTTCGGACGTTATAGAAAAAATCGTCGCACGCCAAAAGGCGTTAATCAAACAAGGCATGAAGTCGAACGTGTTCATCATCTTGGACGACTGCATGTACGACAAAAAGTTTCTCCGCGAGAAAATCATGCGCCAAATATTCTACAACGGGCGTCACTGGAACATCTTCTTCATGCTCACCATGCAGTATTGTATGGATCTCTCCCCCGATTTGCGTTCGAACATCGACTACATCTTCGTCTTTCGCGAAAACATATTGCAGAATCGCGAAAAGATTTACAAAAACTTTTTCGGCATTTTCCCAACATTCGAAATGTTCAACCAGGTGATGAACGCATGCACGGAAAATTACGAATGCATCGTGCTTGACAACACGATCAAAAGCAACAAGATCGAAGACGTCGTGTTTTGGTACAAGGCGCGCATGTTCGACACTCCCTTTCGCGTCGGTCACAGCAAGTTCTGGAACGCCCACAAACGTTTGTACGACCCGAACCACGACGCGAAAGATATCATCGATTTGCAAAAACAATATCGCAATCACCTATCGAAAAACCCCAAAAAACCGTTGATTACCGTGAAAAAGACCGAGTGAAAAAACAAGCGCGCGTGTGTTTTCAAGGGTTGGCGGAAGACGACGACGCCGCGCTATAGTCAATCACTTCGTCCACCTGGATGTTGGTGTTTTTGTTCATGTTCATTTGGCGCTCAATATCGTCCTGGACGCGCTGTTGATGGTGTTGCTTCGCAAGCATCTGTTGCTCTTGATGTCCTTTCACAATCTGGGAAAGCATGTCCTCTTGATACTCCTTGTCCTCAATCTTCGAATTATCAGGGGGAATGAGGAGCCATTTATACATGTCCACCAAGTAAATATCAAAGGTGGACTCGGTCCTCTGAAGGCGCTTGACGTGAAACTCCGCCTCCTCGCGCGTGGCGAACACGCCACGGATCTTGAGTCCGCACGCTTCGTGCTTCTGCGTCGACTGGGGAGACACGACCGAAATGAGCGCAAACTTCTGGCTGGGAATCTGAATCACGTCCTCCTCCAAGATATCTTCCTTGATTTCGGAACTCGACATGGTATGGTTTGGGTTTATACACTTTCAATTTGTTTAAAAGGGTTTATAACGTGTTCGAAGACACCACGTACGCCATGGCGTAAAACAGGGACAGGACCATACCGCGTTTCATGCTCGGTTTGTTGTTGAGCGCCAACTCTGCCAAATAGTAACGGAAGATGAGAAAGACAAGAAAGGTGATGATGAATCCGCGCACGGATTTACGAATCTTTTGCTCACGTGTGAGCGCGACAGATTTCATGGAATGTTTGTTTGTTATAAGACGAATAAATAATTGTTCGATGTGAAAAACCAACCTGAAAAAGGATCTCTACGAGTGTTTCGACACAATGGATGCTTTTCCTTCTTCTGGAAGGAAACGCCATAAGGTTTCGCACGCAGCTTGTATTTGCGACGCTGTTTTGTTCTTATCGAGTTGTTCGTTAATTTGCATACAAGACTTGTTGGGAAATGCTTTTTGTAGTTTTGGTTGAATACCATCCAACATGGCTACATTATCATTCAATTCTAATAAAATATCATTTTCAAGCCAAAAAAGATGGTTGTCTTTGTGGCGAATATCGTTGGGGTATTTGGCCGAATACGCTTGCACCGCGTTGGTAAACATCTTGTTATGAATTAGTTTACGATGGTTCTTCAAGTGAAAATCGCCGTTGCAAACCATATCGGCGGTTCGCGGACGGTCCATTTCGCGAACGATCGTTTCTCCACCGCGTAGTACGTTCGATACGCGTCGATCACCGCTTCGCGTTTGCAATGACCGGGCATGGCGGGAGGAGGCGCGCGAAACACGCCGTTCCACACCATTTTTTGAGGAGGATCCTTCAACACCGCGTGGAGTTTCGTCCAACACAGATGCGTCTTTCGGTACCGAACCGTGTACTCGGCGCACAACGCCACAAAGAGTTGATACAACCACGTGTACTGTTCGACACACGCACGCGCCCACACGACCGACGGGTGATTCACGTGTGTCGAAGCGTACATCACGGCGTCTTTGGTGTCGTCGTCGAGCATCCATCGCCGAACGCGACGGTTCCCGGATTTCGACAACGTGGTCGTTTCCGTGCCGTCGACCACCCGATGTGCCGTGCACAAGATTTGCGCCGTTTCCAAAATCATCTTGACGACGTGCTTGTCGCAGTGCATCTGCGCGCACGCGTCCGGATTCCAAGCGAGAAAGAAGATGTTCATGATTTTTCTTCACACGATATCATCCACGCCGAGTTCTTTAAGAAGCGTTTTTTTGGCTTTTCACCACAGGTACTTGTGGCTGAAATACTTGGCACTGTACTTTTTGGCTTTTTTTCCGTGTCGTTGATAGTATCGGTCGCGCCGTTTCTTGTCGCCGTGGTCGAGGTGCGCG